AGGGAAATTGTAAGCCGAGGCCGAGTATAAAAACCTGATTTCCATCCATGGCTGGATACTACTTCTGATGAGGTAAAAAGAGCCCGAATTCTCTCAGATATTTCATAAGGAAATCCACACTAAAGGACGAGGAGCCAGAAATATTTACAAGACATATGTCCGATCTGAAGATCGCACGACCCCCAGGATGGGGGAAGTGCCATCAAGTGCCGGGAGCACGACTGGTGCGACCCCCAGGAAGGGGGAAGTGCCACAGGCCAAATCGGGCAAGGTTGATTTCTCTGAATCTTTTGAACAGTGGTGGAGCCAGTATCCCAAACGGGAAGGTGACAAGGGCAACAAAACCAAAACCTTTGGGCACTACAAAACACGACTCCGGGAAAGTCATACCCCAGAAGCCCTGCTGGCCAATATCCTGAAATACGCCCGTTACTGCGATGAGACCCGGGTGACGGGTACCCAGTACGTGAAGACCACCACGGCCTACCTGAACAACCCCGACAACGCCAGTAATCCATGGACGGTGAACTATGAAGCCCGGCAGCGAAATTCTGGAAAACTCAGCCTTGTTGAGCAAGTCGAACAGGCCAACGCCCATATCCTCCAGCCCGGAGCCTTCAGCGAACAGGGAGCCTTCAGAGCAGAGGGAGCCATCTACGACGTTGAGCCAGAGGGATCTGGTGAATCTGTTCTCGACCATGACGGGCCTGTTCGGCCAGAAGTGGACCAGTGCCTACGGTCTGGCTGATCGCAATGGTGAGTGGCTGAAAACCCTGAATGGGCTGCACCCTGCCCAACTGGAAATCGGGCTCAACCGTGTAAGGTTGGCTGGTAGTGAGTGGCCACCAACCGCGCCGGAATTTCGCAAGCTGTGCCAGCCGATGCCGGAAGTACTTGGGTTGCCCACGCTGGCCAAAGCCTGGCGGGAAGCCAATGAGCATGCCAGTCAACCCGCTCATCACGGCTGGAGCCATCGGGCGGTATACCTGGCAGGCCGGGCAGCAGGTTGGTATGAGCTGCGCAATGCCGGTACTGCGGAAGAGTGCCGGGAGGTGAAGCGTCGGTTCGGTGCGGCTTACCAGGCTTTGGTCAACCGTGAATGCCAGGGCCAGCCGCTGGAAGACCAGTTGTCCATCGAGCACCAGTTCGATCCTGCCATTCACTCGAATCAGCTGGCGAGGGAGAGTATGGCTGAGCAGGGCATTGATCCGCTGGATGGGCAGGGGGCGCGCCAGAAACTGATGGGAATGTTCTGATGAATGGGTTCAGGGATGGCATCTGGCTGGCGGTGGTCTGGGTTGTGCTGGTGATGGTGCTTTGCTGGCACTTTGTGGAGGCAATCTGATGGCGGAGCTGTCATTGCAGAAGGTCTCGGCGCAGATGCTGGTGCCGGTATCGGACGATGACCAGATGTTTATACGACAGCTAAAGACCGGGCAGGTGATTCGGGCAGAGTTTCGCAAGACACGTAATCCGCACTTTCACCGCAAGTTCTTTGCACTGCTGAAGTTGGGCTTTGATCACTTTGAGCCCCAGCCGTGCCAGATGGAAGGAACCGACCAGTGGTTCACGCCGGAGAAAAATTTTGATGAGTTCCGCCGCTGGGTGACGGTTAAGGCTGGATTTTACGATGTGATCGGGTACCCGGATGGAGGCGTTCGGGTCCGTGCCAGAAGCCTGAAGTTTGCCAGCATGAGTCAGGAGGCGTTTGAACAGTTGTACTCCACGGCGGTGGATGTGTTGCTCCAGTTTGTGCTCCATCCGGGACGGGGTTGGAGTCGGCTCAAGGTGGAATCACTGGTGGAGCGAATTATCAATTTTGCGTAGGGGGAAGGAGTCCATGAGATACCTGTCGTTATTTTCGGGGATTGAAGCGGCGACTGTTGCCTGGCATCCGTTGGGATGGAAGCCGGTGGGCTTTGCCGAGATCGAACCATTCCCCTGTGCAGTGCTGGAACACCACTACCCCGATGTACCCAACCTTGGCGGCGTGACGGATATCACGGAAGCCATGATCCGCAAACTCGGCCCCATTGATCTGGTGGTGTTTGGCAGTCCTTGTCAGGATCTGTCGGTGGCTGGCAAAAGAAAAGGATTTGACGGTGAACGATCAGGACTGTTCTTCGCAGCAATACAGATTATTCGGTGGGCCAGAAAACACGGCAACTGCCGCTTCGCCCTGTGGGAAAACGTACCCGGCGCCTTCAGCAGTAACCAGGGCAAGGACTTTGCTGAAGTACTGCGATTACTTACTGGCACTGACCAGTCATGCCCCGAGCAGCCTGGCCCAAAAAAGTGGCGCTACGCTGGAGTTTCATTCGGTAAGGAAGGGCTTGTTGAATGGCGGGTGTGTGATGCTCAATTTTATGGAGTACCCCAACGTCGTCGAAGGGTCTTTGCTCTGGCAGATTTTGGAGACTGGACCCGTCGGGAACCGGTTCTATTTGAGTCCGAGAGCCTGCTCCGGGATTCTGAACCGGGCGCAGAAGCGTGGGAAGAGCCTGCCGCCAAAGCTGGAGCAGGCGTTGCAGCAAGGGGCCTCACGGGGAAACTGAGTGCTTACGATATGACGGCCTTCGGCCAGTACGGTCCGGGTAAAACATCATCCACATTGAAGCAGGGGGATTACAAAGATGCCACGGATCTGGTGGTGTTCGAGCCCGGTGCCATGTCGCGGCTGGGTGGCCACTGGTCATCGGAATTATCACCCTGTCTTCGTGCCCATATGGGCGATAACCATCCTACCATTGCCTTCAATCCGAAGGACGATCCGGTTCATTCCGAAACCGTGGTCATGACGTTACAGGCTCAGGGTAATGGTTTGAGTGCCGCAGTGGCGATACCGATTCATGATCAGGCCACCCGACATTCTGGCAAGCGAGGTGAGCACCAGGACGGGAAAGGAAATGGTCTGGGTATCGGACAGCCTGGTGACCCGATGAACAGATTAACCGCCGGTGATAAACACGCGGTTGCCAGTACCTCCAGCGGTGAAGCCGAGTTAGCCATACGTCGATTGACTCCCATCGAATGTGAACGTTTGCAGGGTTTCCCGGATGGGTACAGCGCTATTCCCTGGAAAAACAAACCGGCAGAAGAGTGTCCTGATGGTCCGAGGTATAAGGCTCTTGGTAACTCTATGGCCGTTCCGGTTATGCGCTGGATTGGAAATCGTATCCAGACCGCGCTGAATTAGGAGGCTGCCATGTACTTTGCTTTGGAACCGGCTCTGATGCGGATCTTTGGAACGCCGGAGCTGATGATAAAAACCGCCAGCTGGCAGCGGGATATCAACGCCGGTTATCGTAAGACAGCGGTTGCACCAGAGCATCGAAGTACCCGGGATGAACGACTGGGTGATGATGGTATTCGTAAGGGCGATCTGCGGGAAAAAATGCAGCCGGAACTTTTTGCTATTCTGACGATCCGGTATGACGATAATCAGGAAAATCGTTCAATTGCATGGCAGCGGGTTCAACACCATTTACGCAGTGATAAACGGTTGCCGAAACCGTTTCGCTGCAATCCGGTACTGCTAAGACTCTGGCTGATGTATGAACTCCAGCACCCGGGGCTGAGGCAGGACAAAGGTAAGATCCAGATCAAGGGCAAGGGGGAGAGCACGGTTTACCGCTGGCAGCAGAAGTGCCGCCAAGTCTGCAATGAACTGATCCGGCTGGCAGAGGATGAGGCTCAGGATCTGCTGGAGCAATCCGGGGTTATCCGGCATGAACCCTATTGACGGCAGGCCAAACTTAAGTGTACTACAATGTAATACACTAAAAAGGAGGTCATGTATGAGTGTATCCAGCGTTCGTCTGAATCAGGATATTGAAGAACCGTTAAACCAATTAGCCAAAGTGTTGAGCCGTAGCCGGAACTATCTTATTAACGAAGCGGTCAGGGAGTACATCAAGAAACACGCCCGTGAAATGCAGGAGTGGGACGAGACCCTGGAAGCACTGGATCAGGTGCGCAGGGGAGATACCGTAGATGGTGACGCCGTGATGGAATGGCTGGAAAGTTGGGGCAGTGATAATGAGCTGGAGGCACCTGAATGAAACTCAGGTTTTCCAGGAGTGCCGTTGATGACCTGAAACGACTGAGACAGTTTATTGCAGAAAAAAATCCGCCTGCGGCACAGCGAATGGCGGAGTATCTGGTCAGGAAAATTAACAACCTGTGTCATCAACCGAACATGGGCGTTCTGGTAGGGGATAAACTGAATCCCCGTTTGCATGACCTGATCATTAGGGATTACAAGATTCGCTATCTTGCTGACGACCGTGAGGTCTTGATTCTGAAGATATGGCATCAGAAAGAGGCTGATGAGATCAGCCTTGACTCAGAGTGAGAGTAAAAGTACGGTAAAAGCTCATGCTGGGAAAGTTCCCGATAACTTGATTTCCCACTGCTTGAATCTTTCAAAGAAACCCGGCCCTCATTGCCGGGTTTTCTTTTTTTATCCCTCCAAACTGAACCACTATAAAAAAGGGGCTTCATGTTTCACTTTTCCGCTTCGTCCAGGCGACATTTGTCGACTTGTGATGAGCGGCTTCAGCGTGTCTTCAAAAAAGTGATTGAGCATTACGATTGCACGATTATTTGTGGTCATCGGGGCAAAGCTGCCCAGATGCTGGCGTTTGAAAATGGTCAGTCGCAGTTGCAATGGCCAGACAGTAACCACAATCAGCTGCCCAGCAAGGCGGTGGATGTAATGGCTTATCCCTTGGACTGGTTTGATTATCAGCGATCCGCGCACTTTGCCGGGTATGTGTTGGGGGTTGCTGAGGGTATGGGCATCAAGCTGCGCTGGGGTGGTGACTGGGATCAGGATGGTCAGTTAAAGGATCATCGGTTTAGGGATTACCCACACTTTGAGCTGGTGGACGATGATTAACCTGAATCCAATGGCAGGAATAGCCAAAGAGCTGATGGGTGGTCTGGATGGTTTGTTTACATCTGATGAAGAGCGAGCCAAAGCTGAACTGTCTTTAAATCACCAGTTGCAACAGCCTCATATTCTCCAGGCATTGGCCAATATCGAAGAAGCCAAACATCCTTCCGTATTTGTTTCTGGTTGGCGGCCTGCACTTGGCTGGCTCTGTGTTTTTATTCTTGCCTGGACCTGGATTGTTCGGGATCTGGTTATCATTGGCTTAATGCTTGTGGATAAGTCAGAAGTGGTTCAGCAGCTACCCACAGCTGACACCAGTACCGTGATTACTTTGTTGCTTTGTTTGCTGGGCTTGGGCAGTGCCCGAACGCTAGAAAAACTAAAGGGTGTTGCAAGGAGATAGCCATGGGTGATGAAGACCGCTTCAATCGCATTGAGCAAAAGCTGGATGGCATCACCCAGATCCTGCAGACCCTGGCCAAACACGATGAGCGGATGGTGAACCTGGCGTTGCGGGAAAAGCGCAGTGAAGAACGGCTGGACACCATTGAGAAAGCCGTACTCAAAAACTCGACCATCAGCAGTGTGATTCAATGGATTGCTGCCACCACTACCGCAGGCATCATAGCCTTTGCCATCAAACAGCTATTCTAACCATGGCCAACCACAGCAAATACAAACCGGAAATGTGTGATCAGGTTAAGGAGCTAATGAGCACCGGTTTAAGCCGAAAGGCTACCGCTACGGAAATGGGGATCAGCTATAACACGTTTCTGTCATACATGGACAAGTATGAGGAATTTGCTGAGGCCGTGGCTCAGGCAGATGTTTTGGCAGAGGTATTCTGGGAAGAGAAATACATGCAGGGAGCATTGGGGCTTAACAAGGATGTTTCGCCAGCCATGTTGATTATGTATATGAAAAACCGTTACCACTGGCGGGATCGCCATGAGCAGACTGTGGTAGCGGAAAAGATACCGACGCTGGACGAATGGCTGGAAGAAAAAGACGGGTAAAGCCAGCCCGGGAACGGCTGTTGACTGAGTTTCAGTATGAAAAAAATACTAAGGTCATTCTGGAGAGCACTGCTAACGGCGTTGGTGGTGTGTTTTATGATTATGTTATGGACGCTGATGCTGGGCGCGGTGATTTTGAACTGGTGTTTATACCTTGGTTCTGGCAGAACGAATACCGTGCCGAAGTCCCCCGGGATTTCACGACAGATGCCGACGAACGATACCTGAAACAGACTTACGATCTGGATGATGGCCAGTTGCAGTGGCGACGCCAGAAAATCTATGGGCTGAAATCAGAAGATAAATTCAAACAGGAATATCCCTGCAATATTCAAGAAGCGTTTCTGTTTTCCGGACGGCCTGTTTTTGATCCTAAGCATACCGAAGCTGCCAGGCAGGAGTGCTAGTCGCCCAAATGGCAGTGTGAGCTGACACCTAATGGCTTAAACCGGAAGAAACCGGGATTACTGAACATCTGGTACCCAGTGGAGGGGAGTCAGCAGTATGTCATCGGTTGCGATGTGGCGGAAGGATTGGCACCGATCAATGACAAACACAAGCACGGCGATTATTCATCCATCGACGTTTTGGATCGTTCTGGTTATCAGGTCGCTCACTGGTCTGGCCATGTAGCACCAGATGACTTGGGCAAGATGCTGAATCACTTGGGCGTTACTACAACAATGCCCTGATCGGAGTGGAAAGGAACAACCACGGCCTGACCACCATCACCAAACTCAAAGACCTGAAATATCCCAATCTCTATATGGAAACCACTGTGGACCAGCGCATCCAGAAACGCACCAAGCGAATCGGCTGGCTCACCACAACCAAATCAAAACCGTTAATGATTGATCATCTGGCTGCATTGCTCAGGGATGGCGATGCGGGAATCTGCAACGTAGAGACGGTAAAGGAATGCCAGACTTACGTCATAGAAGACAACGGAGCCACTAATGCTCAGGAAGGTTGCTTCGATGATCGGGTGATCAGTTATGCCATTGCCCAGCAGATGGTTCTAAAATTGCCAAGGCGGAAGATTAATATCAATGAGCTGAAATATCGTTCTCCCGGGAAGTCTGCGTACTGACGCATCATCAGGCGGCATCTGGTTGATAAGGTGTGACTGCTGGCATGTTTTGTTTGATATGCCAGAGGTCATAATCATTTTGCATTCCTAGCCATACGGTGGCAGAGGGGTTACTGAACACTTTTTCCAGTCGCACCGCCATTTCCGGGGTAATTGAACCACGGCCATGCAGGATTTTGGACAGGGTTTTGCGGCTGATACCCAAATGCTTCGCCGCATTGACGATGCTGATACCAAGGGGTTTAAGAATTTCCTCCCCCAGTATTTCGCCGGGATGAGGTGGATTGAACATGGCCATTAGTGGTAGTCCTCATAGTTGACAATTTCTACATCGCTGCCATTAAACCGGAAAGTAATTCGCCAGTTGCCACTGACAGTTACTGACCAGATGCCCTTACGCTCTCCTTTCAGGGCATGCAAACGGATACCGGGTACATCCATATCGGAAGCGATTTTAGCCCGGCTTAATAACAACAGGATCCGCCGCAGCTTTTTAGCATGTTGTGCCTGGATGCCGGAGGTTTTACCCGTTCGGTAGAAACGCTCCAGTCCTTTGTGCAGGAAACTGATAATCATATATTTAAAGTAACCTAATGGGTTACTTTGTCAAGGATGCTACCCCCGATGGACTACGGATTGGTACAGATCGCCACACCGGATGAGGTGACTCAGGCGGAGCTGGAATCTTCTCTGGACAAGGAGCGCCGTGAACAGGCGGTGCGTGATGCTTTTGCATCGGATCTCTACAGCCGTTGGCAGGGTTATCGGGAGGCCAGGCGGGAAGTGGAAGATGAGTGGCTGGATGCGCTGCGGGCGGTAAAGGGTGAATACGGTCCCGAGCAAGAAAAGGTGATGGAACAGCAGCAGGCCTTGAGCCGGGTGTTTATCAAGATCACTGCCATCAAAGTCAATGCTGCCTACTCCCGACTTATTGATCTGCTATTTCAGAATGTGGATAGCTTCTGGGATATTGTTCCTAGTCCACTGTCTGATATTCCCGCTTCCATTAAACAGCAGATCCGCATGATGACAATTCAGGAACTATTGCCATATCGACTTGATCCCCGAACCCGAAACCAACTCATCCAGGAACGTAACGATGAAATGGAGCGGGAACTGCTGGCGGAAGCCTTGGAAAAGGCCAATACCGCTGCCATGAAGATGAAGCGTTTGATCAAGGACTATCTGATTAATGCCAACGCACTCACCGAAATCAAAAAATAATGATGAGCAATAAGTAGTCACACATTTGTATTTTGATAAAACTGACCTATCGGTCTGGAAAAAATTATTTCTCACAATCATTGACGATCTGCTTATATTCAGCAGTACAATTTCGTTAATCTTGCTGCTGCCATGAAGACTGTCGATCCTATCACCGATGATGCTGTTAAGAAGACTCTGAGAGATGCTGTCCGGTATGGCCCTTATCCTTACTTGAGAGAAAGGGCACAGGCTGTCTTGCTGAGCTCTCGCCGATATTCCATGCAGCAAATCGCTGACATACTTGAGGTTCATTATCAAACTGTAAATCACTGGATAGATGACTACGGTATTTGTGGACTGTATAAGGGATATGATGGTGGAAAGCCCCCAATATACAGCCAGCAGGAAGAGCAAAAGATTAAAAATCTGGTAGCGGAAGAACCTCGCCGTTTGTCTTATGTTCAAGCCAAAATGGAAGAATCCAAACATAGCTCGAATGACCGCTACACCATAGTAATGGTTGATAATGCCAGCATTCATACCAGTCACAAATTCAAAGAAAAAATAGCAGACTGGATGATTGAGAAGAAGTTGATTGTCTGTTACTTACCAACCTATTCTCCAGAGCTGAACTTGATTGAGATTCTTTGGAAAAAAATGAAATATGAATGGCTCAATCTGCTGTCAATTATGAACTTTAAGGAGTTCGAGCATTAAGTAAAACGAGTTTTCAATTCATTCGGTCAAGAATACCGAATTTCATTTGCATGACTACTTATGGCCCTGTATGCCTCCCCCGATGGTCTGGTGCGGATCGCTGGCGGCCGGGCAGAGTTGATGACCCGCAATATCATTAACCCGGAAGACTGGCGGCAACGGTTCAAGCCAAAGACCATCCATGCCTGCTTCCATGATGGCCGGTACTTTGGTTTTTATGGGGACGCTCTGGACGGTGGTGGCTTTATCTTCAGCCCGGACAGCGGCACCTTTACCGAACTCGGCACTTACGCTGATGCCTGTTACCGTGATCTTCAGGACGACAGCCTGTATCTGGCCATTGGCGACACCATCAAGGCGTGGGACAAAGGCGCTGCACTGATGCCCTATCGGTGGCGCAGCAAGGTGTTCCAGGGTAAGCCTGCCCTGTTCAGTTCGGCAAGGATCATGGCCGACAGCTATACCGATCTGGTGTTTCGGGATGAACAGCAAATTCTGGAACTGCCGGTCACGTCTGACCGGGGCTTCCGACTCCCCGCAGGCCGGGGCAGTCGCTGGCAGTTTGAGTTGGCAGGTACTGATACCGTGACCGCCTTGATTGTGGCCAGCTCGATGGCAGAGCTTTAGGGTAGCCAGTCTTCCTGCACCATCTGGTCGTAAGTCCACGGACAGGCAGAGGGAAAGCTGTTTGCCGTTAATCGCTGATGGGGCTGGACGTATTGGTTCATATCGTCAATCGCCAGTTTTTTAGCGTCCGGGTAAGCCTCGGCCAGTTGCTCGTTGATTTGCGGCTTGATGTGCGGGTTTTTTTTGATCAATTTGTTGATGGCCAGCCTTGTGCGGCGAATAGTAGTGATCCAGTCCCAGCAGTTGTAAGGTTCATGCAAAGCCGGGTTCAGTACCCGTTGCTGGTAATCATACTTGAGCAGATGATGGATCAAGGTCGTCAATCGGTGTTCCAGCGCGCCCAGTTCACTGCCCATGCCTTCGATTTCCCAGAACAGGTTATCAATATCCAGTTGGTCGTACTGGCCGTTGCGGAACAGTTGTTTTTGCTGTTCGATCCATTGGTAGCGGTCGGTGTGGTAAAGATTGTTCATGGCAACCAGTCCTCGTCCAGCAGTTGTTCTTGTAGCCACGGGCAGGTGTCGGGAAAGCTGGCGTCGGTAAGCCACTGGGCTTTGGGCAGGTAGTTGTTCATCTGCCTGATAGCGCTGTTTTTGGCAGCAGGATAAACCGTACCCACCATATTGGGTATCTCCCGTTGCAGCGATGGGCTTAATTGCAACAGCAGGTTCATCTGGTCCCGTGCATCGCTGATGGAATCTGTCCAGCTACGAAACTGTTGTGGCTCATGGCGTTGTGGGCTAAGGACGGTCATTTGGTAATGGTGTTTGAGCAGGTGGGTCAGCAGGCGCAACACCTGCGATAGCATGGTGTGGCGGTTATTGGCCATCACTTCCCCCAGTTCCTCTAACAGATTGTCAATATCCAGCCGTTCAAACTGGCCGGTACGCAGCAGCTCTTTTTGTTGTTCGGCCCATTGGTGGTAGTCGGTGTCGTAGAGATTGTTTTTGCTGTTCTGCATTGCCTGCATCCTTTTTATTTACTGTTCACCATTTTAGGTTACCCATGGCCAAATTTCCCGCGCTGCCCGCCAGCGTAGACCGCTACGTGCGTGAGTTCCTGAACCGCCTGGCCGGTCGCAGCGGCAATGCCGGAGACAAGGCAGTACTGCACAGCGAGCTGGCTGAGCTGGGACTGGCCAAAGAAATAGGCCAGTGGGTAAGTTTGCCTGCCTCTGCCGTGGGTTCCATTACTGATACCCTGAAACCGGTTCAGCCAGAAATCACGGTCCCGGTAGAGGGTGATGGAGATAGTGGCGTAACAGCGCCGGATGCACCCACCGCTGCCACCGGCCTGTCCACCAACGGCATTTTTGGTGCCGTAATCCTGCAATGGGATGCCCCGGCCGACAACGGCCATAACCACACCGAAGTGTGGCGAGCACAGATAGATGACCGGGCACAGGCTTCTCTGGTCCATGAAGCCAATGGCAGCCGCTATACCGATGTCACCGGCAACGACTATCTGGTGCTGAAACAAGGCCGGATCGAGTCCTATATCTACACCGCCAGGGCCGACTGGTGATGAATGTCTTTAATCTTGATCCCATCCCGCAAATCATCAAGCCAATCTGGGAAGTGTCCGAAAACCGGGACCGCTTCAGTGACCGGCCCATTCTCCCCATGCGCTTGCAGAACCTGAAGCCAGAGGCACAGTACGATCCTTACACCAGCGACACCCTGAAAGAGCTGGTGCAGTGGATACCAGAAGAAGCACCGGACTGGATGCGTTCCCCCAAAAAGCTGGAGCATCTGATCAGGGGCTATTTCGGGTCGCTGGGCAGTTATACCCTGATGCCGCCGATTCCATAACCCGAAAAGCAACGGGCGCTGCCGACAAACCAACTTCCACTCTGCAAGACAACCCATTACTGGGCAGCTTTGTGCGAGACAAGGTGACCAACCGCAACCGTTACACCGATGAATTGCACGAGATGACGGTAGATATTAACGAGATCGCCAACAGCATCAACCGCTACCAGGAATCCGGCGAAGGCCAGCGAGCCAAAGACCAGGAGCAGTCTGCCGCCGCAAAGCTGGAGCATAAGGCAGGACTCCAGAAGGCGAATCGGGAGATAAACAAGCTGAGAAAAGAAGTGCGCCGGGTGATGGAAGACCGGTCAATGAACTCTGATACTAAACGTCAACGACTGAATACTCTGCACGAGCGGATCAACCAGTTATCAATGAATGCTGTTAAGCGTTACCAGCAACTCTTTCACTGATCAGCCTGTTTTTTCTCCTGCTCTTCGGATGCCTGATCGCGAGCGCCTTTGACGGAGGTCATCACCGCCTCAGACTCATCCCGTGAGAGCTGCAGCACATGAAAGAGAAGAGAAACCAGCTGAGAGACCTTGGCGAGCCAAATGTTCCTTTTGTTCATAATATACGTCCATTTATTGTAATTGTAATTATTGGTCGTGTAAGAAGTGTAAAATATGGGTATCGGCTGCATCTTGCCAAACAAATACCACTGTAAACTGTTCGATGGTATTATTTTATGCCTATGCAACTAGACATTGAGTGTCGTTAAAAAAAGGCGTTACCTGACTATTCCTGAAAATGGCTGGATGGGCGGTAGCGTGGTTGCGGATAAGGAAAATATTGCATTGTTTTTTGATTTAAGGAATCGGGTAGGGCAAGCATAAAGCCGACATTTTCTGGTCAAGAAAATATAGTGTGCAAAAACCAAGACCCTATCGTTTCCCAATGTTTCAGGTGATAAAAATGAACGACACCCATAGTAAAGTTATCGGTTATGTACTTTGGATTTTCGGTTTTCTTGGTGCCCACCGTTTTTATTATGGCAAACCGGTAACAGGAACTATCTGGTTGTTCACCCTTGGTCTCTTTGGCATTGGCTGGCTGATTGATCTTTTCCTTATCCCAGCCATGGATCAGGAAGCGGATTTTCGTTTCCATAGTGGCCAGTATGATTACTCTGTTACATGGATCTTGCTGGCATTCCTTGGTGTATTCGGCGTCCACCGTATGTACCTGGGGAAATGGATATCGGGAATTTTGTATCTGTTTACCTTTGGTTTTGTTGGCCTTGGTGTCATTTACGATTTTTGGACGTTAAACGACCAGATCTCGATTAAGAACAGTGAAAATAGTTCTGGATCATAAAACTGAAAAAGTGGGTTGAAAAATTTTAGGGCAAGAATTGAAAGGCAGTTTTTAATCTTCGATGTGTTCAAGATTCAAGACCCGACCCCGGTTTCCCCCTTTGGTTTTGTTGGCCTTGGTGTTATTTACGATTTTTGGACGTTAAACGACCAGATCTCGATTAAGAACAGTGAAAATAGTTCTGGATCATAAAACTGAAAAAGTGGGTTGAAAATTATAGGTCAAGAATTGGAAGGCATATTTTTAATCTCCGATGTGTTCAAGATTCAAGACCCGACCCCGGTTTCCCGACCCCGGTTTCCTGGCGCTGGATATGATTCAGGCTTTCCAACGGCACTTTCCTGATATAAACGTCACCGGCATCCTGGCGGATGCTCTCTATGGTGATGCCCATTTTATGGATGGAGCTTCCTCAGTCTTCTCGGGAACACAGGTGGTTAGCCAGCTCCGTTGGAACCAGATGGTGATCTACAAAAACAAAGAAGTTAATCTGAAGACCTATTTTGACAGTTATCTCGGGCCTGGCGTTATATTCTATAAAACCTGTCTCCCGGCTTCCCTGAAACTGTAGTCTATGGAAAAATCATAAGCAGGCTCTAAGGACATGACTTATGAAGAATGTAGCTTTTCAAGTAGACACTAGGTTGGCGAAACTGCTCTCGGAAAACTATCGCTCATCTGAGAGGGCGCTTAAAGAACTGGTTGATAATGGTTGGGATGCAGATGCTAAAAGCGTTAACCTGACTCTACCTGAGCCAATGTCTGATGAAGCAATAATTATTCACGATAGTGGCACTGGCATGACAGAACAGGAGCTGCTCAGGGAGTACCTTTTCATCGCTAGTGACCGGAGGAAGCGGAGAGGCGAGCTTACATCCCTGAAAAAAAGAAAAGTCAAAGGGAAAAAAGGAATCGGAAAGTTTGCTGGGTTGATGATTGCTGACTCTATGAAGCTTGAAACTTGGTCGAGAGGAAAAAAGTGCGAGTTTTCAATATCTGTAGTCGATCTCGACAAAGTTGCAGATATAGAGCAACTTCCCATTGAGCTTCTCATCAGTGACTGTGATGAAGACAGGCATGGTACACGGATTACACTATCTCACCTACGGCAAGGTCTAGCATTTCCAAACCCTGACAAAATGCGTCAACTTTTACTCCAAGAATACGGTAGGGAGGAAGAATTTGATGTTGTTGTGAACGACAAGCCTCTTGGTGTAGATGACATTCAAGGAACATACACAGCTCACGAGAAAGAGCTACCTTCAGCTGGTAATGTAAAGTTAGCTTTTACTGTATCAAACCAGAGGGGTAAATTAAAAAAGCCTGGAATTTCAATCAGAGTTGGAGGAAAGGTTGTTGGGAATCCCGATTTTTTCGGCCTAGAAAAGGCTGAAGATTTCCCTCCAAAGCTTCTGGATAAAATATATGGGGAAGTTGAAGTTGATGGCTTATCTGAGCATGTAACAGCCGATTGGGGAGCATTAGTCGAAAATAGCGAACTATATCAAGAAGTATCAAGTCATATTCAGCCAATAATTAGGCAAAAGGTTAAGGAAGAATATGGGCGTGAGATGAATCTAGCCCAAGCGAGACTGAAGAAGAAAATTAATGACCGATTAGCTCAGTTGCCTGAATATAAAAGGCAGTATGCAGATAAGGCAATCAAGTCAATACTTGGGCGATACTACGGTGAACCTGAAAATAAAGTTGAGCCTATTGTAGGAGTTCTACTTGATGCGCTGGAGAGGTCTGACTATCGTTCAGTGCTTGATTTTATTCATGAAGCTGAACATACAGATATTGCTAAACTGGCAGAGGCTCTAGCAGAGTTTGGTATTGCAGAGCTTGCTATTGTTGGTGAGCAGGCGAAAAGCCGTCTTGAATTTTTAGATCGCTTTGAAGAACTGTGTCAAAAAAAGGATACAGAAGAAAGCCTTATTCATTCTTCGCTTGAAAAGAATTTATGGGTGTTTGGTATCGAATATTCAGTCTTTAGCAGCAATAAGACTCTAAGGCGTCAAATTGAGGACTATCTTGGAAAAAAATATATTGGTAAGAGAGCAGATAAGCGCCCTGATCTCATGCTAAGTGTGAATTATGCCTATGAGTATCTTTTGATCGAGTTTAAGCGTCCAAGCCACAATCTTAGTCACAAAGATTATACTCAAGCAACAAAATATCGTAACGATTTTGTTCCTTATACAAGTTCGCAAATAAAGGTACTTCTCATTGGAGGAAAGCGGGGACAAGATTTACCCTCCTATCAGTATATAGAGCCAAACACGGAAATACTGATCTTTGATGAAATTATCTCCAGTGCCAGAAATCAATTGAACTGGCTTTTAAAAGAACTTGGTGGAGAAAGTCACGCATAAAAATTCCGTAAAAACGAATAAGGATAGATTGCGCCCAGCCGCAATCTTATCCTGTTGTTGCACAAGCCCGGGTTGAATTCTGGCGAGGAAGGTCTATTGAAGTTTACTTTTCTGGCGGATCTTGAAATAGAGCGTTTTTGCTTAACGCTATTTATTCAGGATGAGTGTCTCCCGACCACTGCATTACGGTAGTCTGGGGTATGTCATATCTGTCTGGCTGAGCTTACTTTTTCTCCCTGTTTGTGAATGGCGGTATTTGTTGCTGTGGCAACTCAGGTCGGTTTCAGGAAGCTGAACGCAATGTGCTTCATCGCTGCGCCGCAACGCCTGCATGTGAATTGCGGACGAATCACGGGTTCTACTGCTTTGACCATGACGTGTAAAACCAGTTGCACCAGTGATAATTGTTTTTTTGCGTTGCTGTGTAAAAATCCATAATCCCGTAATCGTCGAAATCGCCTGGGTAATACATGTTTCAGTACTAGCCACAGGAAGTCTTCCCCTGGCAGGGTTCGCGTCTCTTTTTTGCCGGTTTCACTGTTGAGGTAAGAGAAGGTCACCTTTCCCCGTTTGCTGGCCAGGATATTGTTGTCGCTGATCACGCCCCGGTACAGATACCGGGATAGATATTCAAGTGCCGGTAATCCTTTGCCCACCCGTTTGCAATTGACGACCCACTCTTTGGGTAGCCTTGTTTTCAGGCTTAGTAAAAACTGGGGTCAGGTCTTGATTCTTGACGTTAGTTTCGATGGCCCGATCAAGGTTCAAGACCTAATGGAATGGTCCGCCCCGCTCCCAAACCGGCTTCAAATGAGCCATGATAGAATGAGTTGTGCGAACATCATTCAAAATAAGAAACGGAGCGAACCATGGGCAAGCATAACAAATCAGGAACTACTCAAAAAGGTCAGGTAACTTTTCTCGGAATTGATCTGAGCAAAAAGAGTTTCCAGCTACATGGTGTTGATGCCAAAGGTCATGTGGTTATCAAAAAGAAACTTAATCGCAAAGCACTCTTGCCCTTTATTGCCAACCTGCCTCAATGCGCTATTGGCATTGAAGCTTGTGGCGGTTCACACTACTGGTGTCGTAAATTTACCGAACTGGGTTATGACGTTCGTATTATGGCTCCCCAGTTCGTAAAACCTTACGTAAAGTCAAACAAGAATGATGCTGCTGATGCTGAGGCTATCTGTGAAGCAATGCAACGGCCCAGTATGCGCTTTGTACCAACCAAAACTATTGAGCAGCAGGATATTCAGAGCCTGCACAGAATACGCAGCCAGGCCGTGGCCAGAAGGACTGCATTGGGTAACCAGATCAGAGGTTTGTTAATGGAATACGGGGTCATTATTCCCAAGGGCATAGCCTTCATCCGTAAACAGATCCCCCTGATTCTGGAAGATGCTGAAAACGGTTTAACCGTGTTGTTCCGTGAACTTCTCAGTGAACTGTACGAAGAGATGAAACACCTGGACGAGCGAGTAGAAAAGCTTGAACAAAAGCTCGAAACCATTGCAGCCAATAATGAAGCTTGCAAGCTATTGCTAACCATACCCGGCATTGGGTTGCTCAGTGCTACGGCACTGTTTGCTGCAATTGGTGATATATCAGCATTTAAAAATGGCAGGGAAATGGCTGCCTGGCTGGGCTTGGTGCCAAAGCAGCAATCGACCGGTGGCGTGCCCACGTTGCTGGGGATCAGTAAACGGGGCGATACCTACCTGCGAACCCTGTTGATACACGGTAGCAGAACCGTTGTCAGGGTAGCCGACAAACACGACGATCGCCGTAATAACTGGATTAAAGAGCTTGATCAGCGCAGGGGCAAGAATATATCAGCAGTGGCTGTTGCCAATAAAAACGCTCGCATTGCCTGGGCTGTGTTAACCAAGAAAGAGCCGTACAAGGCAGCAGCATGAGCACAGGTATCAAAATATTAAACAGTTGTCGTTAGACAAGAAAAGCAAAAGCGGTTAATCAGTGTAAGAAGCCTGCAACGAGTTGCGTGGATAAAGTTCAAATGATGGCATAAAAGGTAAGACCTGCACTCCCTTGAACCTGACCGGGGTCAGGGCCCATAGAGGCCGAAGACCTGATGAGGTGGGAGTGAGCGGATTCCATCAGGGCCAGAGGCATTGAGACCTCACCCCAAAGGCCGGATATATGGAAGCATTACTCTTTAGTCATGATGGAAAACTTTTCCTTGCAAAGCGGGGCGGACCATATATGACCCCGGTTTTGCGTGGAGTTACCTCTGCTGGCGCTATTGGTTGCCATCGGGTTTGCTCGAACAGGATGATGAGTCACTGTTCGCCGAGCCTGTTGTAACCAGTGGCTGAGAACTGGGAACTTACCAATCGCATGTTGAACAGATCTCCCCGGATAAGGACATGGACTTTCAGTGCACAACCGCCGCATTTACCGTGTCTCACGAACCTGAGGGCTTCGTAATCTTTGGCTCACTCGCCCAGAGACTCAGCCTTGTATGCGGTTTCTGTACGTCGGCTCGCACCTTTGCACTCAGACTGCCTCCGCACAGCCCCTCACGGGACTGCACTTGCCTTAAGCTAGTGGTTGTCATCAGCAGGCGTCTTTACCGCCAGTCAGATGTAGGTTCTCCCACAGGGGACTTTCACCCCATCAGTTCATGCCCATGCCGGGCGTACCAAGTAAATCCAGGTGTCGCCTACGGCGCACCTGATTTAGGCGTTATGTTTTTCTCAAACATCTTGCCTGCGGTTAGAAGACTGGGTTATATTAATCTGGCGTTAGCGTACCGCTAATTTTGTTGCAGCTGTATATAATTGATCGTAGAGATGCTCAGCGATGAGCGCTCGGAAACGAGCTTACCGGGAAGGGGCGCACCCTTCGCTGCTCCTTGGCTCCTCCGGACCCGGAGTAGCATCGGACGATAGGCTTGGCCAGAGAGACATTGGCAGATACTACAGATCAAGCAGTGAATGCAACAATGTCTCTCAAGCCCTTGGGTATGGGTTGGCCAAGCCTTTATTGTTTAATTTGAAGACCATGTATCAAATCCTAAAACCTGAAAAAATCAATTCTAAAAGCATTAGCTCATTAGATAATCTCTGCGAAGCTCTAAACATATCAGTTGATGAGTTAAATGAAGCTTTAAATCTTCCTGAATCAGAAAAGTATACCGAAAAGACCGTTCCTAAAAGCAACGGTGCTATTAGGCATGTATTTAAACCACACCATTTATTAAGAAAAATACAAAGAAGAATTAATAAAAGAATATTTACAAAATTAGTAAAATGGCCAAGTTATCTTTATGGCACACTTCCAAACGATCTAGACGGTAATGGAGATATAATATTAAATCGTGATTACATAAATTGTGCAAGGCAGCACTGTCAGTCTAAAAGCTTACTAAAAGTTGATATAAAGGATTTCTTTGACAATATTCACGAAGATTACGTTTTTGAGATTTTCCACGTTTTTTTAAAGTATCCTGATGACGTTTCCAAAGCCCTAACAAAGATTTGCTGCCATAATAAAAATGTCGTTCAAGGGGCTCTAACGTCAAGCTATATATCTTGCTTATCTTTGTGGAATATGGAACACAAAATTGTTAAGAGATTACAACGCAAGAATCTAATTTACACCAGACTGGTGGATGACATAACAGTATCTTCAAAAGTATCGAATTATAATTTTGATGCTGCTCTCTCTCATATCAAAAATATGCTTTATGAAAGAGACTTACCATTAAATATCGAAAAGACAAGACCTTACTATATTTCAATGGAGCCGTTAACTGTACACGGCCTTCGAGTAAATTTCGATACTCCAAGACTTCCATCTGACGAAGTAAGAAAAATACGTGCAGCCGTTCACAACATATCTAAGTTATCATCAGAACCAGGATATAGAACCACTTTTGCTTATCGGAAAGACTACAACCGTTGCATCGGAAGAGTTAATAAACTTAAGCGTATTGGTCATGAAAAACACGAAGCCCTTCTGAAAAAGTTGATAGAAATACCACCATTACCATCAAGAAAAGATATTGAAAGAACTCGGGCATCTATTGAAAGATTAGAGAGAGATTTTCAAAGTAAAGGTTCGAGCTACTGGTATTATAAGAGATTTTATAGAGCTCATGATCGGCTAAATGTCTTGCAACGAAGGTTTGATGTTATTGCTAGTGAGTTAAGAGATAGGCTCAAAGAGATAAAACCGCTTTATGACAAAAATTAGTGATCTACAACCATCACAAGTTCTTAGTTTTTTTACAAGAACATTTATAACAGTATTCTTTGTTGGCCTAGGCATACTTATTTTTTTGTTAGCAGTCACTGTTATTGAAGAAAAAATATACATAAAAGAATTCTGTTTTAGAAATTCATGTCTAAAATATACTTTTGGATTATTCAGCGAATCGATAAAGCTTGCACAAGCATACTTATCGCTTTTGACGGCTGTAGCAACTATTGGCGGCATAGTAGCCGCAGTCTTTACATATACAAATAGTGCTAGCACTAATGCATTGAATAATCATATCTCACACTTTCAGATATTCAGTGATTATGTTTTAGCTGAGAGCAATAAAAGAGATCGTATATCAATATCTTCAATTGATGTTTTCTATTGGTATAACATGATTTTTAAGCGTTCAAAAGAAGGGGTTATGACTGTATCAGATGGTTATCGTGATGCCATGAATAACTTAAACAGTACAATTGAAGCCTCTAACGAACGGGCTCAAAGAGCACAAAATGGATCTTTTTTATACAAACAGCACCAAACAGATATGATCGAATCACTGCGCGAGTTTAAGATCACATTACAAAGACATCCTAGAAATGACTTTTATGAAATAGAAGATCAATTACTTGATCTAATAAAGACAGTAAATAATGCATTCACACCAAACAGTAACGTTGCTGATTTAACTGATAGATCATACATATGAAAAACATAACGACAGCTTCCAACGGACCTCGCCGTTGAAGCAGGGGTTACATGCTCAAACAAACATCAGAGTATAAAAATGAACAAAGATGCAAAGTTATCTGACTGTAGAAAGTATCGATATGCTCTTTGGAGAACTTGGGATGCTGAAAAATCCTTCGTAATGTTTATCGGTTTAAATCCTTCAACTGCGGATGAAACTGAAGATGACCCAACGATTAGAAGGTGTATAAACTATGCGAAAGATTGGGGTTATGGTGGCCTTTGTATGGTGAACTTATTTGCTTTTAGAGCAACTGAACCAAACGATATGAAAAATGCTATAGATCCTATTGGCCCAGAAAATGATGAATGGCTAAAAAATCTTTCCAAAGATGCAGGGATTATTATTGGTGCCTGGGGAAATCATGGTTCGTTCATGAATCGCGCGAAAGCTGTAATTAATATGATTCCGAATATTAAATGCTTGAAGCAAAATTTCGGTGGTGAACCCGCACACCCTCTATATCAAAAGAAAACGGCAAGACCCATCGCAATGAGCATGTAACAAGTGCATCCAGCCGACCGCCTACGGTGTCGGCTGATGCAGGCGTTATCTGGCGTAAAGATCATGCCGATATCTGGTGAGGGTTGGTAAATTCCTGCTAAAACTAGAGCAAGTGAAATAGAATCAAAAATTAAAATTTTAGAAATAATTACACTGATCTTTGATTTGTTAGAGATATTGCAAGAAAATATCAAGCCGAAGTATTATTCATCAATCATTATAAATAGGGATAAATATGTGGTCGCCTAATCATCCTAGTATCAATTACTATGATAATCTAGATCCTGACACTGCACCAGAAAAAATTATCCGTAGTGCAGCAGATGCATATTACGCAGTCCAGCGTGTTGACTCAACGGTAATGCATGTTTCTTGGGCCCAAGAGATTTATATTAAAAGTAGTTGGTATTGTAAATATTTCGTAGATGGAAAAGAACAAGTCAATAAAATCATGTTCAAAGACGACTACAAGTATGGCCGTTCCATTCGTAGTTCAGATCGATATTACTCTTGGATTCTTGATGTTAAGAATTGGGTAGTACATCATGACAATGATGGTAATAAAGAAACGCAAACACCAGAAGAACACGGTTTCTCTAAAGGAGATGTTATCACCAAACTCGGAGTAGTTGAAAAGAAAGGTTCTTCCTATGTTTGCTTCTATGAAGAATAAAAAGGTCACCCATTTTTTAAAAAGTGAAGAGAGTACGGCATTTATTCATTTTTTAAATGATAGTATTGATCACTGTAAGAATTTCTCATTCATACCAAACAGGAAGCGTATAAAAAGCACTCAGTAACAGCCAGATAGAAGACACTATCAAGACAATATAAGAAAGAGCATTCAGAAAATTCTGGCCACATTAAAGCCAATGAAAATACGTTGATCAGGCAGGATAGAGAGCACCACTCACAGGCATCCCATGAACCCAGCATTTTCCGGTGCTTTCTGCATAAGCCTTCAGCGAAGCCAGCTTGCCGACTGCGCGGTGAAAACGATTATTCCAGCGCATAGTCTCCAACCATTCTTTTGGGTCAATACCCAGGCGCTCCAAGATAGGTGGTACATCGTCAGTTATACGACCACGTTTGCCTTTGCGGAGAATTCGGCCAGACCAGTCAACCAGTTCAAAGTAGCTACCTCAACAGTCTACGGCATGACGATCAGAACTCATGCAGATATAATGTGAGGAATTCCAACACAACCCTTGAGATGCACAAATGACAGCGGCAAAAGATACAGTTTGGGGAATGATCCCTAATCGTGCGATGGCCAAGCAACTTGCCGTTCGGGATATTCCTTCTCTGGTTTATGATGCAGTAAATCTTGAAGGGGTCGCAATGACCTTACCAGAAGTTCAGACGCTATTAGACGGAATCACAGTTGGTGGTCACAAGATCAGCGATCAAAATATGGCTTTGAACCAGGCTGCTGCATGGAAACATCTGTTTTCTCTTGTCTCTGAGAATAAGTTCTCTTTTTCAAAGGACATTGCCTTATCTATCCATAGCATTGCAGGAAAAGAGGAAGCCTTGGAGTGGGGAGCGTTTCGCACTGGCAATGTAACGATCAGCGGATCTGAGTACGAACCTCCTTCTCCTAAAGACCTTGATCATGCCTGGGCAGAGATTGAGTCTGAAGTTGCTGCTTGTAACGATGTTTATGATCTGGCGATTACTGCTTTTCTGAGAATGGCAAGAGCACAGTTTTTCTGGGATGTGAACAAGCGCATGGGGCGGTTCATGATGAATGGTATTCTGCTTACTCATGGGTTTCCACTCATCAATGTGCCAGCAAAGCGACAGAAAGAGTTTAATCAGTTGATGCTGGATTTCTATGCGACATCAGAAATGACTGAGATGAATAAGTTTCTGAGATCGTGCATTCACGAAAAAATCATAGAGAACTTCCAACCGAACGGCTAAATCGGGTAAGGGCTGGTCTTTCTCCGGCCCTCCCCA